GGGGACTGGCGGGAGAGCCGCATCTACGGCTCCGTTCAGCTTGCGAACTATGCGGGCTGGTGCGACGGCTATCAGAGCGTGGACGGCTTTGGCGGGATCACGGCGGCGGATTCATTTACGCTGACGGTCATCAGCAAGAGCGCAAGCATTTGGAGCGAGCCCAGCACGGGCAGCAAAAAACTGGGCTCGGTCAGCTATGGAGAATCGTTGACGGGCGTTTCCAGCGACGGCGGAAACAACGTCGCGATGGATCGCAACTTTTACGAGGTGGAGTATAACGGCAGACAGGGCTGGGTCGGCGCGTCGTATGTCGTGCGCAACACGCTGGAAATCGTGCTGATGGAGAGCAACGTTCCGGCCTATGTCGCACCGGACAGGAACGCCAAGAAGGTTGGCTCACTGAGCAAAATGACCCGCTACCGCGTGATCGGGTTCTACGACGATTACTACATCGTCTCCTTCCGCGGCGCGGCCTGCGCGTATATCCCGATGAGCTGTCGCCATTATGATTCCACGTTTGAGCTGCTGCATAGGCAGGCGCCGAACGCCGCCGGAACCATCCAATACGATACCCCGCTTCGCACCGGCCCGGATGACAGCTATCCCGAAATCAAAACGATGAAAGGCGGAGAGACGTTCTCCTGCATCAACGAAATCGACGGCTGGTATGTGATATCATATTCGGATAAAAACACGGATGGCGAGGTCTTTGCGTTCATTGATTCGGATGCGGCGACGGTGACGTGGAACAGCGGATATTGAAGATGGGCGGATTGCATGCGGGCGCAGGATTGAAACGGCGGCGTATGAATGGAAAAAACACATGGAACATGCGTAGAAAGAAGGAGTCGTTATGAAGAAAAAGATGGCGGCGTGTCTGCTTGCGGGACTGATGCTGCTTGGCGCGGCGGCGCTGGCGGACGGGGTGAAAAAGAACAGGGCTGACACGCAGAAGCGGCTGAACGAGCTGCTGGATGCGTGGGAGAGGGAGCTGGAAAAAGAGCGCTCCCGCATAGACGAGGAGGCAGCGCATGGAGCAGGAGAAGCGGAGGAATCTGACAAGTGAATTGCAGAGCGTAGCCTGCGGCACCTACCCGGAGATATTTCAGCGGTTCAACGCGTTGGCGGAGCAGTACGGCAATATGCCGGCAGGGGCGCTGGCCAGCGCCTTCAGCCGGGTGAGCATGAGCCAGTCGGCACGGGTGAACCCCTACATACAGAACCGAAGGGTGCAGGCCATTTCCTCGCTGCCGGAGGACTATACCAAGAATACGGTGGCAGAGATGCTGACCGCCCCGCTGGGCAACGAGCAGGGGCTGCGGCAGGTGGAGCACGGGCTGGAATTTACGGCCTATCCTCTTTTCCACACCCGGAAGATGTACCAGGATCTGCTGACGTATCACAGCTACATCGCCCCGGAGTTCACCGATAAGGACACGGCGAAGAACGACGAGTTTTGGCGGGAGTGGAAGCTGCTGGAGAAGCTGCGGCGCAAGCTGGACGTAAAGACCACGGCCCACAAGCTGGCGGGGCAGGCGGTGCAGGAGGGCAAAGTATTCTACTACCCCCGCGTGAGCGTGGACAAGCCCCACAACAAGGTGAACTACGCTTTTATGCAGCAGCTGCCCAGCGACTGGATAAAGATCGTGGGGTTCAACAGCGTGTCGAAGTACACCGTGGCCTTTAACATGATGTACTTTCTGAAGCCGGGATGTGAGCCGGCACAGTTCGGGGATCTGTTTAAGCCCTACTGGGGCATATTCACCCAGGTGGCGGCGAGACCGCCCAAGGGCGCGGGCACCCGGTATGTATACGCGGCGAAGAACACCATCAATATGAACCGCTTTACCGAGCTGAAAACGGCAGCGGAGCAGGGCGGCGGCGTGCTGCCGGGAGATCCGGACGTATACTACCAGAACGGGAAGTGGTGCTACTGGGTGACGCTGCCGGTGGATGCCGTATATCCCTTTGAGATAGACGACGCGCAGACGGCGGTTGTATCGCCTCTGACGGGACTTTTCCTGTCGTTTATCCAGATCGCGCAGTATGAGCAGATACAGCTGGAACTGGTACAGAACCCGCTGATCTCTCTGCTGACGGGCGAGATCGAATACGACGACAACAGCACGAGGCAGCAGTCGGACAGCTACAAGCTGAGCAACGCAGGGTGGGAGCTTTTCCGCACGCGGTTTTACAACGAACTGGCGGAGAACAACACCAGCGGCATAGGCTGGTACGCCGCGCCGCTGAAGAACATGGAGCTGCACCAGCTGGCCGAGGCGCCCAGCGCCACGAAGATAAGCTCCGCAGGGTACGGCTACACCATGGCGAAGGCGGGATTGAGCGCACTGATACCCACCAGCGACGAGCCGCGGGCGGGCGTGGCGAATATCAGCTTGCAGATAGAGAGCAAGTTTGCCGAGCAGATATACCGGTGCTATGAGCGCATGATGCAGGGCATTATGGACGGGCTGAACCTGAAGTATTCATGGAGATTCGCCATGTTTGGCAACATTGCGGAGGACGAAAAGACCTTTGAAAACGCCAGACAGGGCATGACGCTGGGCATACTGCCCCAGACCATGCTTTACATGGCGATGCTGGACATGAGCGTGATGGATGACATGGCCATCAGCCGTGCGGTGAAGGAAAGCGGCATTATGGACCTGCGGCTGCCCCTTGTGACCAGCTACAACGCCAAGCAGAGCGAAAGCGGACTGCCGCCGCAGGCGGCCCACGACATGAACCCCGGAGGGAGACCGGCATCGGAAGGGGCGCCGGGGACCGAGGGACAGGAAGCGTCAGCGGACGCGGGAGGCTGAGAAGAAATGGGCATGACGGCAATACTGACGGCGGACGACCTGCACGAGATCAACCGGGAGCTGGCCCGGGGGAACGACGTGGAGATACGCCGGACGGCTGAGGGACTGGCCATAAAGGCACACACCGTACACACGGTGAAGAAAAAGAAAGGCACGGCACTGCCGATGCCGACAGACCGATAGGGCGGCGAGAGCCCCTGCGATAGTGGGGAACGAAAACGGAGAATGCGGCTGCTGTGACCGAAGGCTTGCGCGGATGCGCGGGGTATTGAGGTAGGCGCAATGGCCGTGAAAAGTGGATAACCGCGGCAAAGGGGCTGCGGGGAAAGCCGAATGGGGCTGCGCCGGTGGAGAACACCGGCTGCGGCCCCATTTTTATTTTGCGGAGAGAGGGAGTGAGGACATGAGAGCACAGGAATACGCCAGCTGGGATAACCCGCGGTTCGCACCTATGCGGGAGCCGATGCGCCGGGTGATGGAGGCATACGGCAATGCGGAAAAGTGGTTTGCGGACATCAAGGACCGGGTGCTGTGCGACATGGGTATGCCGTTTCTGTCGGATGCGATACACAAGCTGGAGCACAAGCAGCCTGAGCGGATAGACGAGTTCGCGGAGATACCCCACGACTACCATTTGCGGCTGATGTACCCCGGTACGCCGGAGCTGGACGAGGACTTTGACAACGACCTGGACCGGGTATTCGAGGTGTGCGTGGCCATTGTGGACGGTGTAAACGAGGCACTGGGCGGATTTATCCGCGCCACGGCGGATGGGGAGTTCAACGCGCTTTCCCTGAAGGCGGAGGAGCTGCAGATCACCAACACCGACGACAGGCGCAAGCTGCTCCAGGCGTGGACTATGTGGGACCAGGGCGGTATGAGCCGCGCCACCTTTGACAGCTGGTGCCGAAAACTGTTTGAAGGCGGTGAGGACGAATGAGCACGCTGAAAACCAAGGCGCTGCCCAAGAAGGTGAGCGCCAGCGGCACGCTGAAGGTGATGCAGAAGCTCAACGAATACGAGTTCGGCGTGGAGCTGTGGGTCCTGCGCGAGGGTGAAAACCGGAACAAGTGGGACTACCGCAACCTGCGGGACTACTACAAGACATTCATCGGGCAGCCCATCCTGATCGCTTATGTGGGGCAGCAGGTGGGGGACGGACACAACATGAGCAAGCGACGGGATCCCAAGACCGGGGAGGAATACCAATCCTTCATGGAGGGGACGGCCGAGCGCATCGTGGGAACGCTGTCCGATGACGAAAAGGACTTTACCCTTGTGGAGAGGGGCGGTCATACATGGCTCAGAGCGAAGGGACGGCTATTTGCTTTTTACGCCCCGGAGCTGACGCGGAAGATCGTGGAACAGGGCACGATGGATGTTTCCGCCGAGACAATGGTGTCGGAGAGCCACAAAGAGGGCGATGTGGACGTGTTTACCAAATGGTCGGGCATAGGCGTGACCATTCTGGGCGACAGGGTAAACCCGGCGATACCGGGTGCGAGCATCGCAAAGCTGGCGGCCATGCAGGAGGAATTTAAGGAATTGAAGCTGCGGGCCGCGTCGCTGCACACAGCCGCAGAGGGCAGCGACGGCAAGGAACCCGACAAAAACACAAAAAAAGGAGTGAAAAGCAACATGAACAAGAGAGCGATGAAGCAGATGCAGACCAAGTTCCCCAACCACAAGGTGCTCTCCATGAGCGAGGACGGGCTGAACGTGGCACTGCTGGACGCTTCCGGCAATCTTTTCGGCTACACCTTTAACGCTGACGACAACGGAGAGGTGATCGCCAGCAAGATCATGCCCTGCGCAGCGCACATCGTGCTGAGCGTGGGCGAGGTGGAGCTGAACGCCGATGTGGCGGACGTGGTGGACTACACCGTGGCCTCCGTGAAGGAGACCGACGGCGATGTGAAGAGCCTGAACGCCAAGCTGGAAGCCGCCAATGAGCAGATCAGCGCCATGCAGGAGGCGGAGAGCAAGCGCCGGCTGAGCGCCTGCAAGGCTTCCGCCAAGGCTACGCTGGAGGCTTTCAACGCCAACCGCGAGGAAAAGGTGGCGGAGGACGCCATCAAGGCGGTAAATGAGAACATCGAGGCCGGACTGTACGCCAACAGCTGCGACAAGGACGGTGCGTGGCTGGGAGAGAAGCTGGTGCGCGAGGCGGTGCTGGCCGTGTGCGGCGAGGCCGTGATGGAGAGCGACAAACGCAGCGCACAGAAGCGTAAGACCACCTATGCCTGGGAGCACATCGCCGGCAACAGCGGCGAGGGAAGCGAGGGTGTGGACGCTCTGCTGGACAAGTGGGGCATCGACACCGGCAAGTAAAACGAAAAGGAGAGTGAACAAACATGGCATACATTGAGAAAACCGCGTTTGAGCCGCGGATCACCAACAACGAGTTCAACGAACTGTGCAACATCACGGGACGCTATCAGGTGTCCGATGCGGATGCGGACTGCTCCGCTGGTCTGCTGGTGGTGCGCGGCGAGCAGCTGCCCTGTGCGGGCTTCAAGGGCATCAAGAACGAGAACGCCTTTTACATGAACGCTGCGGGTGCTGCCGCCAACGCCGACACCGGCGTGTACGCCTGCAACACCTACGAGTGGCCCATGCTGGGCGGACGCAACGGCAACAACTACGCGGTGGGCACCGCCACGCTGGGACTGGGCGTTCCTGCGGGCCGGGACGGCACCTTCACCGAGATCGTGTTTGACGGCAAGCACGCCTACCGCTTCGGCGAGGGCAACGTGAACGGCGCTATCGGCGAGAACACCATCTTCACCATCGCCAACGGCCTGCTGGTGCCCGCCGCTGCCGCCCCCACTGCTACCGGCGCCATCTACTTCAAGCTGAAGGGCACCGGCAACTTCACCGAGGGCGCCGGGCAGAGCTTCGTGTACTACGACGTGTGGGCCTGCAAGGTCAGCACCGTGACCGCGTGACAAGAGAGGAGAGTGAGTAAGAAATGGCAAAGCTGAACCTGAACAGCGTTTCCAACGAGGTTTTCGCTATCAACGGAAACGACCAGCGCGAGGACATCGTGGCCAAGGGCCGCGTGCTGTTTTATGAACACGCCCTGAAGGGCAAGATGGCCGTTCTGAGCGCCAAAGGACAGAACACCACCGTGCAGCGCACCATGAACGACCGGGGCTACAAGCAGCTGAACGAGCAGTTCCAGCGGGAGAGCCTGCTGTACGCCGCCAAGCTGGCCTGCGCCAGCACCGGCAAGAAGGCCCCCGAGAGCTGGGAGGAGTTCAAGCGCAACGGCGGTGAGTATTACGGCAACGCCCGGTTCTACGCCGTGCTGCAGGGCATCTGGCAGGAGGTCATCATCCCCATTCTGCCCGCCGTGTACTCTGAGGCGCTGAGCGACTTCGCCGAGACCGTGGAGATCGAGCTGGGCCAGACCTACGCCGTGAGCATCGGCAGCAACGACATCCCCGTTTTCCAGGACTCCAGCTGGGGCGCCAGCCGCAGCGTGCCGCGTAACCGCTTCTATTCCCGCGATTACACGCTGAACCCCACCCCCAAGAGCTGCTGGATCACCGCCAAGTGGATGCAGCTGGTGGGCACGAACATGGACTTCGGCGTTTTCTTCGCCAACATGGTGGCGGGTATGTACGCCAAGACCATGGGTATGTGGAATGAGGCCATGACCACCGCCACGGAGGACACCAGCCTGATTCCCACCAACCTGAACTTCACCTTCAACAACCAGAACTGGGTGAAGGGCGCCAACAAGATCGCCGCGCTGAACAACACCACCATCTCCGACGTGTTTGCCACCGGCGGCACCGTGGCCCTGAGCAAGGTACTGCCCAACACCGTGACCGGCTCCACCAACGTGAACATGGACGCCGCTATCGCCACGCTGCTGGGCGCCGACTACACCAAGGCCGGCTACCTGGGCGAGTTCATGGCGGTGCGCCTGATGCCCATGCGGGACGTTATCATCCCCGGCACTCAGAACACCACCGTGGAGACCATGCTCAGCGAGAACGACATCTGGATGCTGGCTGGCAACGGCAGAAAGCCGCTGACCATCGGCTACACCAGCGGCACGCCCATCTCTATCGAGATGGATCCCACCCGCACCGGGGATTTCGAGATCGGCCTGAACCTGACCATCGCTCTGGACAGCGTGGCCACGTTCGCGTCCAAGATCGCGCACTTCACCGTGTAAGGAAAGCCACACAGGGGAAGGGGCGAAAGCCCCTCCCCGGATATGCGGATTTGGTTTAACCGGGAAAACGGCGGTCTCCAAAACCGCAGTTCGGGGTTCGAGTCCTCGCGTCCGTGCCAAAAGCGGTGGACACTACCGTTGGGCAATGGCATAGCGCCGCTCTGAAAGTGTGTTAGCATTGGCGCTTTATCCGTGCATTGAGCGCCTAAAAGTAACACGGTTGCCGGTAAACGTGCCGCCCGTCCGGCGTAAAAGGCGGTTTGGAAAACAATTCCCGCGAGCCGAAAGGCACAGGGAGTTTATAGGGGCGCAAGCCCCATACGGAAATGTAGCTCAGTTGGCAGAGCATCTGACTGTTAATCAGAGGGGCGCAGGTTCAAGCCCTGCCGTTTCCGCCATAAGGATGTGCGGCGAAGCCGCGGGTATGCAATGCGCCGACGTGTAAACGGGGCAGCGGCGGGAGCCTTGACGCATTGCGGCAGATAGAAACAGACCATGAAAGGAATCTGAAAGGAGCAGAAAGCATGGGTAAGCAGAGAAAAAGCGGAAACAGACTGGCCGCGCAGATCGCGGCGGAGGAAAGAGAGGACGACCAGGTGATGCTGGCACCCCAGCAGAGCACGGACACGCCTGACGAAAGCAGCGCCGTGAAAGCGGCGGCGCAGGAGAATGTGCAGGACGCGGCTGATGCCGCGGAAACGCCCGCCGCGCCTGTGATGTACACCGCCGAGCAGGTGCAGCAGATGATGCAGGAGGCGGCGGCCAAGGCGGTGGCGGAAGCGCTGAAGAACATCCCCCAGCAGGCCACGCCGCAGATCGTGCAGGTGAGCACCAGCGCGGAGCAGGTGCACTTCCTGTGGATGGCGCCGGTGGCGGACGACAACGTGGTGCAGTTCGGTGACGGCGGAATGTACGGCAACATCGTGGGCAAGACGGGAAGCTTTTACGTGCCGAAGCCGGACCTGAGCCGCATATTGACGGAGATGAACCGCCGGTTCATGGCGCAGCGGTGGCTGCTGGTGGTAAGCGGCCTGACGGACGAGGAGCGCGAGGCGCTGGGTGTGGACTACAAGCCGGGTGAGGTGCTGGACAAGAGAGCCTTTGCCAAGCTGGTGGAGCTGGGCGACGAGCTGCTGAACATCTACCCGGCGCTGTGCGAGGGACACAAGGTGATGGCGGCGCAGATGTACGCCGACGCCTACCGACAGGGAAGCCGGTATGTGACGCGGGAGCGCACGGTGAAACTGAACGCGCTGAGCAAGCGCAAGGGGCACGAGAAGGGCGACTTCATCACCATTATCGAGGACATGAACGAGAAGGACACCAAGTAAGAAGAAAAGTCCTTGAGCATATAAGCGGAAGGAGGGAACGGCCATGATGCAGGGCGACGCCTATTCGCTGCCCATCGTGCTGCGGCAGGGGGAACTGCTGATAACGCCAGAGATGGTGCTGCGGCTGGAGATCACCATAGGGAACCTGACGAGGACGTATCCCGGCGTGGTGCGCTACGACGAGGAGAACGGACAGTGGCTGTTTCCGCTGACGCAGGAGCAGACCTTCGCCTTTAAGGCCGGGAGGACGCCCCCGGTGCAGGCACGGATTAAATTCAACGACGAGAGCGTGGTGGGGGCAAAGGGCAAGACCATATACGTCTCCGCAAGCCGGTCCAAAGGGGTGATGTAAATGGCGCTGCAGCAGTTCGCGGCGGAACAGAAGAAGAACGCCAACGCCAGCACCGCCCCGGTGGGGCAGCCCGTGGTGGAGATAGAAATACGGGATGTAGTGATACAGACCGGGGGAGAGATCATCCCCACCTACGAGGGCGAATATGAGGTAACACCACAGGTGGACAAGCCTGTTGTGCTGCATACAAAAGCCAAACGCATGAACGACGATGTGACGGTGAAGAAAATTCCCCAGTACGAAGTCAGCAATGCCGCCGGCGGAAAAACTTTAACGATAGGAGATGTGGAGTATGGCTAATCAGTACATCAACAAAGTAATTCTGAACGGACAGGTAAAAATCGATCTGACCGCCGACAGCGTGGTGCCTGCCAAGCTGCTCAAGGGCATTACTGCCCACGACAAGACGGGTGCGACCATCACGGGTACGTGTACCTTTGATGCGGATACCTCCGGCGCTACCGCGTCCGCTGCGGAGATCCTGATGGGCAAGACCGCATTTGTGAAGGGCGCGGAGGTCACTGGTACGATGCCCAACAACGGCGCTGTGGCGGGCAACATCACCACCAAGGCGCAGGTGTATACCGTGCCCCTTGGCTTCCACGACGGAAGCGGCACCGTGCAGATCGCCGAGGCGGAGCAGGCCAAGCTCATCGCCACCAACATCCGAGAGGGTGTGACTATCCTGGGCGTGGAGGGCACCATGTCCGGCAGCGAGGACATGAAGGCACAGGCCAAGACTGTGACCCCCACCTTTGCCAGCCAGGAGGTCCTGCCAGACGAGGGGTTCAACTGTCTGTCCAGCGTGACGGTGAACGCTATCCCCGTGAGCGAGACGGACAACGAGGCCGGCGGCGTGACGCTGACCATCGGCGCCTGAGAAGCGGAGGAAACGAGGTAAAAGGGCGATGGCGAAAAACGTAAACAAGGTCGTGGTGGACGGCGCGGTGAAGCTGGACCTGTCAAAGGACAGCGTGACGGCCAACACACTGGCGAAAGGCGCTACCGCCCACGACAAAAGAGGGGCACCCATCGTAGGAACGATGACAACGCCGCAGATCAGTGTGGCGGGCAGCGTGATGACGATAGCCTGACGGAGAGGAACAAAACGCATGGCGAGAGATGTAAAGATCAACGGCGTGACCTATACGGGCGTCTCCGTCGTGCAGGTGCCGCTGGCCGAGGGAGGCGCGGCACGGTTCATGCAAGTCAATGGTGCGCCCGGAGCGCTGGAAAAGTGGAAAGCGGGGCTGAAGATAAACAACTCCACCTACCCGAACATCGGGCAGATGCGCTTCCCACTGGCGGAGGGCGAAGGCTACGCCCTGTACCTGTACGGAAACGGAGACTGGGAGGCGACCTACCGGGTGGCTCCCGGCTCCGTGGTACAGGTGGGAGACTTTGTAAAGATCACGAAAGGGCTATTCCCTTCGGCGACACTGTATCCGTCGGAAAGCCTGTATCCACAGGCGGAAAAGGCGGGACTGATGCCCAGCAGCAATCTGTACCCCGGCAGGAGCACATACCCCAGCAACGCGCCGCTGGTGGAGGGGCTGGGCGGAAATTCGACCGGCGCGGACGGCGTGGCACTGACGGACGGCACGGCGGGAGAACTGATAACGATCTATATTCCGGCATAAGGAGGGGAGAACATGGGGACGAAGTGGAGCGAGGTCATATCGAACCACGCGATGGTGGCCATAGACGACATGCGCTTGCAGGAGGAGGCAGCCAACGACCCGGCGGCGTTCCTGCGGAGGATGAGCCTGTATATGGTGAACGCCATCCCCCTATTCTCCCTGCCGGTGCAGATGAGAGCGTATCTGGGTGAGGGGCTGGTACAGCCCAGCTACGGCGACTACTACTGGACCAGCAGCGAGGACAGCCTGGTGGGAGAAACGGAAGTGGACACCGGAATGGTGGGCTACGAGCTGTTTTCCTGCGCCATTGTGGAGCAGGATGTGACGGGCGGCATGACGGCGGTGCCGTACACCGGGGCGAGCTACAACGCCGAAACAGGCGTGGTGACGTTCCCTATGCAGGACATGGCGGGAATAAACTACACGCTGGACTTTTACACAGACGGTGAATTTGGTCACGAGCTGACAATGGAGCAGAAGCGGATACTTGGGCTGTGCGTGGCAAGCGTATGGGACGAGCGGTTCTTCCGCAACTGGCTGAACGACCAAATGAAGATAAAGGACGCGAGCTTTGACACGGTGAACGAGGGCACCTATATGAAGGAGGGCGCCGCGAAGCAGGAGAAGAACCGGGCAAGGCTGATGGACGAGATGCACAAGTATGAGCAGGACTGTACGTTCCTGAACACGGTGCAGAGAGGCCGGGGCGGGTACGGACGATACCAGTTCCTGTAAAACGGGGAGGTGACGGGCGATGGCGGACGTAAAGAACAATCTTGGCAATATCGCCGCAATGGCGGAGAGACCGCAGGCACCCACCAACCGCCCCGCACAGTACAACGACAGGCGCAAACCCTACTTTGGAGATCCAACGGCGCGATTCGTGCAGGCATACGGCAAATACGCCAGCGACTACACCGCGTGCCGGGTGCAGGGGCTGGACAGCGACCCCAACAACTTCTACGAGTGGAGCGAACAGCTGGTACGCCTTGCCGATGCGCGGAAGAAGGGTAACGCCATAGACCGGCCCATAGACAACTATAAGGAAGTCCTGTTTGTAAACCGGCGCATCGAATATGTGCCGGAGGGCGCAAAAATGGAGACAATGGGCTCCACATGGCTGGTGACGAACCCGGCCAACATATCCTCTGCCGTGGGCGGGGGAATCATAAGGCGGTGCAACGCCACATGGAACCATCTGGATTGGTACGGCAACGTGCTGAAGGAACCGATGGTGGTGGAAAACGTGAAGCTGAACGCCAACGCCAACGACTTTCAGGAGACCATGCTCATCATGCAGGGGTACTTCAACATTACCATACAGCGCAACGGCGAAACGGAAAACCTGGATGTGAACAGCCGCCTGATCCTGGGGCGGATGGCGTATCAGATCACCGGCTACGCGGACGTGGCGCAGGAGTTCACCGGGGACGACGAGAGCTGCCGGCTGCTGCGGTTTACGGCGCGGATGACGGAGCCGGATAGGGAGAAGGACGACCTGGTTCGCCGGGTGGCCAACGCCTATCCCTTCACCTGGGAGGTGAACGTGAGCGGCAGGGCGGCCATGAGCACGGGAGAAAAGGCAAAGTTTACCGCCGCATCCCTGCGAAACGGAGAGGCGGCGGACGGAGACACAGAACACCCCACCCGCTATCTGTGGTACAGCAGCGACGAGAGCGTATGCCGGGTGGACCCCACGGGAAACGTGACGGCGGTGGGCGAGGGAGAGTGCACCATCACGGCGGTGCTGGTGCAGAACGAGGAGCACTACGGCACCTATGCCGTGACGGTGGCAGAGAGCGTAAGCGGCGTACACTGGCAGACGGATCCGGTGGAAAGACTGGAAGCCTACGGCAAGACCGTGCTGACGGCCATATACACCGAGAACGGCGCGGAGACCGGAGACGCGGTGGAATGGACCTTCACCGGGGCGGCGGAGGACAGCTACACCGCAGAGGTGGACGGCAGCACCGCCACCGTGTACTGCTGGGGCGGGAGCGTAAAGCCTTTGACGGTGACGGCCGCCTGTAAGGGCAAGAGCGTGAGCACGGACATCACACTGGAGGGGTGGTAAGAACGATGGCAAAGCCGATATGTGAGCACGCCTACCGGAAGGTAGGGGAGATCATCATACGGTGCAGGAAGCAGACGGGAGAGCACGACTTCTGCTGCTACCAGTACCACTGCCCGGACAGCGGACGGTACGAAAACGCGGCGCAGTGGCGGCACTGCTCACTGCGCTGCAGGGGGGAAAAGTAAATACATGAGGGAATTTCCATTATGAATCTGAAAGGAGCAGGAGAGATGGAAAACAGCATTAAAGAGCGCAAGCCCATTACCATGAAGGAGGTATTCGCCAAGGCCAACGATTATGTGCCGCTGATGGAGAAGGCGGCCATCGTGAGCCACTGCGCGGAGAGGTGCATTGACCGGGTGGTGGTGGATACCGGGGAGCGCTTCCGGGGCGATGTGCCGCCCATGTACCGGGAGAACGGACAGCGGAAACGGCGCTACCTGATGGGCATACTGGCACGGGCGTATCTGCGGCTGGACTTCGACGGCTGCGAGGAGGACAAGTGGCTGATGAGCGCCGACGACTACGATCTGGTGGGCGGGGTGCAGCTGGTCAACCAGATAGACCGGATGAAAAAGCAGAGCGACGCCCTGCGGGACAAGGCGTATGACCTGCTGGCGGATTACCGGGACCTGGAGAAGATGCTGAACACGGAGATCAACGCCAATCTGGCGGTGATGAACGATGTGGTGGCGCGGATGGCCATGAGCAGCGCAGCGGCCATGACGCCGGAGAGCATGAAGGAGCTGGTGGAGCTGGCGGAACAGGTGCAGAAGGGAACAAAATAATATTCAAAACGCAACGGAAATAAAAGTTGCAAAAATATCAAAAACGCAACGAATAATACAATGTTTCATGTGAAACAATTAGGAAAACGGAAAGCGGGGTGAGGGCGTGAACACAGATTTCGACAGCCCCTACTATCCATTTGAACGTGTGGAAACCGGTTACGGCACCTTTAAGGGTGCGGAGAAGATACCGAAAAAGATCGTGAACTACCTGCTGGACCTGCCGGACAGGAACGGGTACACGCCCGTGGACGACAACGCAAGACCCCGGGTGCGGCTGATGAAGTACATCTGCTGCGACGGGGCGAACCCACTGGCCCAGCCCCTGCCCACGGCGGAGGAAAAGCTGAGCATTGTGTTTGACGGTGAGTCGCCGGCGGTGGACACGGAGGAGCAGAAGGCAAAGCACCCCAAGGGGTACAGGCTATTCCCGCTGGAATACTGGGGACAGGCGCAGAGCATGGCGCAGACGGTGGTAAAGGTGTACATCGGGCGGGTGATTCCAAAGACACCCTTTACAGCGGCGGTAGGAATATACTTCGACATACTGTGCAACTACGGACACGAGACCACCACACGGACGGACGATTACTCCCGCAGCTATGACATGGAGCAGTGCATCATTGAGGCACTGAACGGCGTGAACATAGGCGGAGCCGGGGTGATGACCTTTGACAGAGGGGCGCACGCGGACAACGGATCCCATGCCATATACGACCAGGGCATGAACGTGGGACGGCGCGTACACATGAGCCTTGCTTGGGCGGACAGCGACGAAGAAAGCGTCGTGACTACATTCTGAGAGAACGGAGGGCGGCGCAATGGATGAAGTGACTTTTGACCACCGACTGACGGAGGTGGAGCAGCGGAGCAAAAGCAACACGCACCGCATAAACGAGCTGGCCGAGGAGCAGAAAGCCCTGAACGAACTGGCGACCTCGGTGGCGCTGATGACCCGGGAACAGAAGGATATGCGGGATGACCTGTCGGAGGTCAAGAAGGACGTAAAGAGCCTGACGAACCTGCCGGCGAAGCGGTGGAACGACGTGGTAGAGAAACTGGTATGGCTGGTGCTGGGCGGCGCGGTGACGGCGCTGCTGGTACAGGCGGGAATCAGTTTATAAGAAAACTGCATAATCAATAAGGAGTATAGAAATTATGAACAGAGTAATTTTCTATAAGACGGCGTCTTGTCCGGACTGTGGCAAACTGGTTACGTTTGCTATGAATGAAAAGCGGAAAACAGTTTGTCGGTGTAGGGGGCTGGAAAAGGTGTTGGAGCCGGGAAATGAAGTCAAGGCTATTATCGTAAAGGTGTTTCGTGAGGGAGGAAAAGAGCTGATATGCCGATCTCACAGAGCATAGAAAGGGCCTGCCGCAGGTACGAGGAAGTACAGGCGGAGGGACTGACGCTGTACCCCATCCTTGTGGAGGAGATGGAGACATTCGAGTTGGCACGACCGGGCATTGACATCGTGCAGCAGAGCCTCCCTGTGGCGTATGCTGTGATGCCGCTGCTGGCGGCCTACTACAAGATGGAGTACGACGCGATGGGGCGCGGAGAGGAGACAGTGGGGCTGCTGTCAAGGGCGCTTTTGATGCTGGCGCTCTCCCTGCGGCTGGGGAGAGGAAAGCCGTTGGACGAGCGCTTGAAGGTGTTTCGCTGCAAGGTGGACACGAAAGACCCCAGCCGGTTGACGGCGGTGGAGTTCGTGCTGCACGGAGAGGAGCTGTGGCGCATTACGCCGGTGCAGTTCCAGTACCTTCGGGAGATCATCGCCGCACAGAACGGAATTGAGCTGACGCCGCCGGAGGCCAACCCGGAGCTGGTGGAAGCGCAGCGGGAGCTGGCGGAGATGAACGGCGGCGCAAAACTGAGCGGAGATGCGTGGGAACGGGTGGCGACGGTGGCCGCGTTGGAACACGCGGAGGAGACGGAAATAGAGTCGTGGCCACTGCTGAAGCTGCAGACGAAAGCAAAAACGTGGCAGCGGATATTGGGGTACATGACCTGCACCATCGCGGAAGCGAGAGGAACACAGTGGAAACGGGGCAACCCGTGGCCGAGCCTGTTTTATGACCGGGTGAGCGACGGAAACACGGCACTGCGGCCCGTGGAGGAAGCGACACGTGGCATGGGACAGGCATAGAGAAGGGAATAGGTCCTGCAAGCGGGCAGGGCGGAACGCCAAGTGGGGCGAAGCCAACGGGAAACCGGGGCTTTGCCTCCATTTTTTATATCAAAAAGGAGTGAAAGCGGAATGATTACTTTTACCGATCCGAGACTGTATACCCGCGGCATCTGCGCTGCACAGTTCGCCGACATGGAAACCGGTCAGATCCTGCTGAGCAGCAATAAGTTCCAGGAAGGCAACATCAACGTGACGGTGAACGCGGATCCCCTGCGTGCCGGATTGAATAACGGCATTGCCACCATCATCGAGAGCGACCCGGACATCCAGGTGAACTTCACCCAGGCCAACTTCGACCTGCGGACGAAGATGGCCGGCGTGGGCGGCGCTGTGACCTACAACGCTGTGGTCCCGGTGTGCCAGGTGGTGACGGCGAACAGCACCGTGCTGAAGGTGGACGTGACCGACGGCGCCCCCGTGGCACAGTACGCGATGGCGAAGCCCTATGCCTATGTGCAGGAGACCAAGAAGGCTTCCGGCATCCAGCAGGGCGGCATTGCCTATGAGATCGCGGCGGACGGCACCATCAGCGGCTTTACCGCGGTGAGCGGCACCGAGTACAAGGTGTGGTACTTCGTGAACAAGCTCAGCGCCATGTGCGGCAAACTGAACACCGGCATGAACGGCAAGGTGGGACTCTTCACCGCACAGATGGCGGTATACGGCAACGTGAACGCTAAGACCAACGAGGGCACCCGCCAGGGCTGGCTGTACATCAACGTACCGCTGAAGCTGCAGGCGGACACCGCCACCGTGACCGGAAGCCAGAGCAACTACGACACCACGCAGATCGTGGGCCGCGCACTGAGCACGGATGAGAGCGTGATCTCTGACAAGTGCGAGGACTGCGCCGGCGGCACCCTGGGCTGGTACGTGTACGTGCCGGACAACGGCGCGGAGGTGGTGACGGGCATCGTGACCGCCATCGGCGGCGTTATCAACGTCCCCGTCAGCGGCACGGCGCAGGTGAAGCCCCAGGCGGTGCTGGAGAACGGCCAGCTGGCGGTGCTGGATCCTGCCAAGTGTGCCTACAGCCTGACCGGCGCACCCAGCGGCACCACCGTGAACGCAAGCGGACTGATCTCCGCAGGAAGCGTAGCTGGTGACTGTGACATGACCGTGACCTTCGTGTACGAGGATACGACCTTCACCGACCAGTGCGCTGTGAGCGTGAAGGAAGCCTGACGATAACAAAAAATCCCCTCCCCTGCCGCAAGGCGGGGGAGGGGGCAGACGCGAATGCGCTGAAGCAAGACAGCGCATTGGCGTATGTGAGAGAGGGGAGGCGCGGGACATGGCGAAGCTGGTGGGACAGTTCAGCGGGTTTGAACAGGACATGGCCGCGCTGGAAAAGCAGGTGAAGGATGCCTTTCGCGCATCGCGTCCCGCACTGGCGGAGGAAATGCGGCAGTGCTTGCGGGAGCACGTGGTAGAGGACGTATACGACAAGCTGGTGCCGGAGGAGTATGTGCGCCGGCGCGGCACGAAGGGATTGGCGGACATGAACGCCAGCGCCACGGTGTATTCGGATGAGCGGGACGGCGGCATGAACCTGACGCTGCTGTATCACCCCAGCGGCGCAACGGACGGCAACGGAGAACCCATAAACCCCCATGTGGACGGGGACGACCTGGTGAACCGGATCGAGAAAAACGACCCCGCGTACAACTGGGGCAGACGGCCAAAGAACAGACCCTTTTTCCGCAACTTCGTGGAGGAGATGCTGGACGGCAGGGCGGAAGAAACACTGGTGCGGGCCATGAACGGAGCGGACCCCACGCTGGAGCTGGCGGAAGATACCGGGATGATACGGGAAGAGGACGATTGGAGGTAGCGTATGGCGATTTTCAAAGTAACGGCTGTACCTGATTTTTCGCAGCTCAAGGGAGAGATAGCGAAGCTGCAGAGCAGCCCGGTGACTTTGGGCGTGAATACGCAGAACGCCGATGTACAGATAAACGCCACACGGCAGAGTTTGCAGAAACTGACGGAGACCTTCAGCCCGGAGGGCGAGCTGCGCCGGTCCGTGGCGGACTACAGCCGCCAGGTGGGCGAAGTGGTGCAGGTGTCCAAATCGCTGAATATGCAGAGCGGCGAGATGGAGATCACCGGCAAGAAGGTGACGCAGAACTTTACGGCGCAGGCCAAGGCGGCGGAGAGGGCGGCGGCACAGGTGCGGGCGGCCAAGGATGCCTACCGCGCCTATGCGGCGCAGCAGAGCAGCACCTACGCGCCGACCGCCATGCAGAGCCGCATAGAGGATCTGACCGGCGTAAGCGGACTGAGCGGCAAGAGCGCCAAGGAGAGCGCGGCGGTATTTGAAAAGGCATATTTGGACGCCAGCGGGAAGGTGCAGCAGAGCACGAAAAAGGCGGCGCAGTCGGTCAATAGCGTGGGGACGGCGGCCAAGGAGAGCAGCGGATTTGCCGACCTGATGGGCGACAGCTTTGTGCGCGTGGCCGGAAAGATGGCGCTGTGGCAGGTGATGGGCAACGCCATTGCCGGGTTAAAGCGCAGCTTTACGGAAGCGCTGGAGACCATGAAGGACGTGGACGACGAGATGGTGACGATACGCAAAGTCACCGGCGCGACCACGGAGGAACTGAACAGGATCGAGAAGCAGGCATACGACACCGCCAGCGCCTACGGCGTGGCGGCGGACGAGTACCTGAACAGCGTGGCAAACTTCAGCCGCGCAGGCTACGGCGAGCAGGCTTCCGCACTGGCGGAGCTGGCCACCAAGACGCAGATCGTGGGCGACACGGACGCAGAGACCGCACAGCAGTTTTTGCTCTCTATGGACGCGGCGTACAAGTATCAGGGCAGCATCGAGCAGCTGACGAAGGTTCTCGATGGAGCAAATGAAATTGATAACAATTACGCAACGTCAATAGAAAAAATTGCCGAAGGCTTGGGCAAGGTGGCGCCAATCGCGGCGCAGGCCCATGTGGGCGCAGATGAACTGACGGCGGCTATCGGCACCATTACGGCGGTGACGCAGCGGTCCGGCACAGAGGCCGCCACCGCGCTGCGGGCACTTTTCCTGAATATCATCGGCGATACCAAGACGGAGATCGACGAGGGCGTGACGTGGACCACCGGCGAGATCGCCGGATTGCGGGATGTCATCAAGCTCTATGCCAAGGACGCTTACGACGCGGCGCAGGCCACGGGCAGCGTGATAAACCCCATGAAAGCCATTGCCGGTCTGTCCAAGAGCATGAAGGACGGGCTGCTGACGGAGCAGCAGCTGATGGAGATGGTCAGCGACATCGGCGGTAAACTGCGTACCTCGCAGCTGCTGGCGCTGATCCAGAACTGGGATATGTACGAGTCCATGCTTTCCGACTTTGCCGGTGCTGTCGGGAGCGCGGACAAGGAAGTGGAAAACGCGCTGGACAGCTGGACCCGCAAGACCGAGATACTGCACAACAAGTGGACGGAGTTCATCAGCCATCTGGTGGAGACGGACACCATAAAGGGTGCGCTGGACCAGGTGATCGCGCTGGTGGAGTTTTTGGACAGCGACACCGGACGACTGGTGATACAGCTGGGGCTGCTGGTGGGTGTGCTGACGCTGGCGAACAAGGGATTTACGGCGCTGATGAACAGCGGCGTGGGAACATTCTTCGGAACGCTGACCTCCGCCATCGGCGGCAACGCTATGGCGATCACGCAGCTCACCGGGCAGATGAAGGGCCTGCTGGCAATGCTGCCGAAGCTGGGCATCGGTGCGGCGATCTTTGCGGCGCTGGCTGTGGCGATCAGCCTGAGCACGGAAAAGGCGCGAGCCTATGAAAAAGCGTTGAAGGGCGTTGAAACGGCACAGAGTGCGCTGGGCGAGACCGAGGACGAGTACGACACGCTCATAAGCAAGACCGGAGAGCTGACGGAGGCGGAGGAAAAGCGGCTGGAGGTGCTGCGGGCGATCCGCGAGGAGCAGGAGAAGGCGGTACGGGACGCAGAGTCTGAGGCGTGGGACGCATGGAACGAGCTACACGGCACCGGAGCCGAGGTATACGTTGGCGGCGGCGACAGTGTGGGCAACGGAATGGGCGTTACCCCCATACAGATGGTGCAGGCGGACGTGGAATCGCTGGCGCGGTACAAGGCATCGCTGAAACTGGTGCAGGACCAGATGGAGGCGGGCACTAAGACGCAGGAGGAGTATTACTACTCCCTGTCGAAGCTGCAGGAGGGCCGCGAGGAAGAAGTAGAAACGATACGCAAGGCGATCAACTATGGCTTTGCGGTATCGGAGGAACAGCGGCAGTTGGTGGCTGCCTATGACAGGGTGCAGGAGATCCTGGGCGTGACGCAAAAGGCCACGCAGGACTACGTAAACAAACTGATCTCCGAGGCGCAGCAGGCAGGGTATACAGGTAAAGCGCTGTACGACCTGGTGGCGGCACAGATCACGGCAAGCAATACAAAACTGAATTTCAGCCAGCAGATCAGTGCGCTGCGGACGCTGGCGGCCACCATCGGGTACACCACTCAAGCTTACGGGAACCTGCTGAACGCGGGACGGATCTACCAGCAGTCGATGGTGCTGGTCGCCAACAAAAAGTTCAAGACGCTGGAGGAAGCCCAATCCTACCTGACGAACAAGGCGTGGAACAAGCTGACCGGCACAGCGCCAAACGGCGGCTGGGGCGGAAGCACAGGCGGATACAGCGGCGGCGGCTCCGGCGGTTCCGGCAGCAGCGCGGCGAAAAAGAAGTATCAGGACGAGATCGATGCGCTGGAAAAGCAGCGGGACGCAGAGCTGGCGGCCATAGACGCGCAGATCGACGCGCTGAAGAAGCAGAACGAGGAGATAGACCGGGCCGAGAAGCTGGAGGAGCTGCGGCTGGAGGTCATGCGGAAGCAGGATGCGCTGCTGAACGCCCGGAACGAGCGCACGGTGCGGATGTACAACGCCGAGTCCGGGCAGTGGGAGTGGATCGCGGACCCGGAGAAGGTGAAGCAGGCCGAGGAGGACCTTGCGGACGCGAAGAAGGACCTGCGGGACTATGAGCGGGAGATGGAGCTGGACCTCGCCATTGAGGAACTGGAAGCGAGGAAAAAGGCCATCGAGGCGGCGTACCAGCTGAAAATTGACGCACTGGAGGAATACATCAACGCGCTGGGTGAAACGGTGGCCCAAGAGGAAGTCCTGCTGGATCAGAGCGTGCAGAACTGGTGGGAATGGGCCAACGGGGTGCTGGCGGCAAAGGCGGCTGCGGCAGGCGTGACGATCACGGCGGGCGGTACGCCGGTAGAGGTCAAACGGAACGCGACCGGCAATGCGTCGGGATACACCGAGGTAAAGGTCGGCAACCTGACCGGCGTGCGGAAATCCACCAGCTCCGAGAAAGCCAGCGTATCCAATAAACCGACGGGGAACCTTTCGGATGCCATCAGCATGGGCAAGAACAACATTTCTTTACCGAACGGTGGAAAGTCAAACCGGAAGAGCATCGTGTCAGGAAGCATTATCGGCGCCGTCAGCGGGGGACGGAAGAAAAAGTACGACAGCGGCGGTGTGCTGCACGGGCTGGGCGGCATAAAGGCCACGGTGGACGACGAGATGGTGCTGCCGCCCGATGTGACGGCGAAGATGCTGAAGCCGTCGGCGGATGCGCGGTTCCGGGCCAGGGTGAACGAGCTGGGCGGATTGTACGGCGAGACGCCGGTGAGCCGCAGCGTGGCGGGAAACAGCGATAACCGCAGCTACAGCGACCACAGCGGGCCCACCTATAACGTGAAGGGCATCACGCTGACGGAGCAGCAGGCGGAGCACCTGACGGTGGCGCAGATGTGCCGGATGGCGCACAACGTAAAGCCCTACGGAGGATAAGAGCATGGACGAGAACGCAAAGACGCTGGTGGAGCTGGCAAAGCGGTTGTGGGACAACTTTTATGTGCGGCGGGTGCGGGAGACGCAGACGGATATGGTACGGCAGTACCGGGCGCAGGTGACGACCGCGGCGGCAGACGGGAAAATCGGCGTAAAACGACCCTTTGACGAAACGGAGAGTTTTCTCCCCTATGTGAGCACGATGGCGGCGGCCCCGGTGGGGGCGCAGGTGGTGGTGCTGGTATTCGGCGAGGGAAAGAACGCAGGGAACCACATGGTTTTCATGTACGCGGACGGACGGAATATGTGAGAAAGGACGGCTGGACTATGGCGAAAAAGACGCGGCACATCTTGGTGATGAAAAGCGGCAGAGAGATACCGATAACGGGCATCACGGGACGGTACTACATCACCCGCGAGAGCCAGTACCGCAAGGGAAACCCGGACATACGAAAGATCAGGGCGGCCACGGACGAGGAGTGCGACGCGCTGACGGCGGCGGAGGACAGGAAGAAGCGTAAGCGCAGCTGAACGGAGGGCACGTGCCATGACGGAGCAGGAGAAATATCTGGCGTACCTGAGAGCGCTGAAGGGCCGGTTTCAGAAACTGTGCCGGCTGCGCTTTCTGAACCCGGACGGGAGCACGGCGTTCTTCGTGGACAATAACCCGCGAAATAAGCACAGCGGCGCCTTTGTTGCCGACGGGGCGCTGACGGTAAATTTGCAGAACGGCGTGAGGCGCACGGCCAGCGTGACGCTGGGGAACGTGGACGGCGCGTTCGACTACAACGTAAACCACCTGTGGTTCGGGCAGGAGATCGCGCTGGACGAGGGGCTGGTGCTGCCAAACGGCGAGGACTACTACATACAGCAGGGCGTTTTCCTGATACAGAGTCCGCAGGAAACGGTGGAGCCGGGACGGCGGCTGATGCAGTACGAGCTGGTGGACAAGTGGGCCAATCTGGACGGGACGCTGTGGGGCAAGCTGGAGGGCACCTATAAGGGAAAACTGAACGTGAACATCTTTCAGCAGATCAACGCCCTGCTGCAGGACGACAAGGGAAACGGGCGGAAGGTAGACCCCATCCCCCCGGTGTACACGGAGTATTACAACGGCAAGAAGCAGAAGCTGACGGACGGAACCGAAGTAAATTTGGTGGACGCGCCGTACACGCTGGAAGTGGATCCGGGAAGCGGCACATACGCGGAGGTGATACTGGGCTTTGCGGAGATGCTGAACGCATGGATCGGCTACGACGCCACGGGGCGGCTGCGGATAGACCCCAGCCAGGACGACCTTTTAGACAGTGAAAAGCCCGTCAGCTACGCCTTTTCGATGGGGGAGGCGACGCTGCTGGGCATGACATACACGGCGCAAAACACCGAGGTATACAACGACTACATCGTGCTGGGGGCGGCGCTGGACGACAACAGCCAGCCGGGGGCGAGAGCCACCAACAACGACCCCATGAGCGATACCAACGTGCAGCTGATAGGCCGCAAGACGGTGTGGACAGAGGAGGACGGCTACGCAACGGAGACCATGTGCCGGGACAGGGCAGAGTGGGAGCTGAAGCGGTCCACGGTGCTGCAGAAGAGCGTGGACATCAGCTGCGGCCAGATCTTTCACATTAAGGAGAACGAGCTTGTGACGCTGGTGCGCCGGGATAAGCAGGGGAGCCCCACGGAACGGCACCTGGTGACAGGCTTTTCCCGCCCGCTGACGGGAGAGGGGCAGATGACCATATCCGCCACCAGCGTGGCGGACTTCCCGGTGGCGACGGTGACGGTGTGGCCGCTGAAAACGGAGACAAAGACATAAACGGAAGGAGGGAAGGACGATATGGCACTTTTCATGCCGACGAATATCACGCCCTCCACGCTGGGAGCGCTGGGCAACGGGACGGTGGACGCAAGCCAAAACATGACCGTGACCTGGCAGGTGGACGGACAGAACGCCATGACGGCGTTTGAGATAAAAATTCTGGCCAATACGGCGGAGAGCGCACAGCTGTACGACTCGGGAAAACGGACGGACAACTGCCCCTTTTACGGGCGAAACGCCAAGGGCGATGTGGTGTTTTTCAGCTACACGATCACGGCGGCGGCGCTGGCTGCGGCGGGAATCACCAACGGGAACAGCTACAAGCTGCTCATCACCCAGTGGTGGACAGACGCGGACAGCGTGACGCAGCAGAGCGCATCGGTATTCGTGTGCCGGAGCGCACCGGTGCTGACCATCAACGACTTTACGAAGCCGGTGGCGGCAAAGGAGATGACGTGGACGGCCAGCTATTCGCAGGCGCAGGGCGACCCCATTATTTGGGCGCGGTGGCAGCTTGCACCGGCAATGGACACGGAGGACGTGCTGTACGACACGGGCAACGTGGCGACGGCACAGCTGGCGTTTTACTACGACGGCTTATTCACCGGGCAGGAATACGCCGTGCGGTGCCGGGTGGAGACCAGCAACGGCGTGGTGGCAGACACGGGCTGGGTACAGTTCGCGGTGCAATACAGCGCCAGCAATTATACCGGCGCGGTGGTGACGTGCGTAAAGCGGAAGCAAAGCGGTGTGCTGGTGTCGTGGCCGGGCGCCTACGACATACCGGGCACGGCGGATGGCGAATACACCATCCGAAACGGGGAGCTGAACCTTCCTGCCGGATCCACGGTGACATGGGACACGGTGACGGGCGAAGCGATGGCGCTGACGACGCCCATAAGCATCGTATGGAAGGGAACGGTCAAGGCGCTGCCGGCGACGCTATTCAACCTGACCGGCGCGGACGGAAAGTCGCTGACGGTGACGGTGAGCACAACGGCGGTGCGGGCTATGCAGGGCGGCGCGGAGATAGGCCGGGTGAACGCTGCCTTTGCCCCGGAGGACGAGCTGACGGTGGCGCTGACGGGCGGAAAACTGTATGTGCGGCGGCGGTATGAGCGGGGACTATTCCCGGCGGAGAGTCTGGAACCGTCGGTGCGGCTATTCCCCCGGGCCAGCCAATTCTCGGTGCTGAAATACATGGCGGACGCGGTGATGGCGGACATGACCGTGGTGAACGTGAAGCTGGTTGGCGCACAGGTGTGCGACTACCTGTGGATAGAGGAGGGCGAGCTGACGGACACGGTGGTGGCGGCACTGATGAGCGCAGCGGGGTACACACCGGAGTTCGGCGACAGGACACTGCTGCTGGCGGACTTCGCCACAGACCTGCGGGGCGGCAACATCGTGGCGGAGGAGCCGCTGACGGGCTGGGCCGTATACCGCAGAGAGGAGGGCGCAGCGTCGCTGGTGCACGTGGCGGACGTAGGGTACGCGGAGCGCAGCGTGATCGACTGCGCGGCGGCCTCGCAGGGAACGTACACCTACTACGTATTCGGCGTGGGGGAGAGATCCTTTGTGACCACGGCGCTGCCCAGCCAGCCGGTGACGGTGTGCTTGTGGGACTGGACGATACTCTCCTGCGCGGAGGACGGCGACAACGTATACCGGGTGGAAGAGCTATTCCGGTTCAGCCTGAACGTGGAGAGCGGGACGGTGAGCAACAACAACCGACCGACGCTGCTGGAAAACTTCACCCGATACCCCACGGTGCAGATGGTGCCGCAGCTGTACCAAAGCGGCGAGCTGAGCGGCTATATCGGCGAGGTGGGCGCCAATGCGGAGTACAGCGACACGCTGGCGAAGCGGGACGCGCTGTTTGCTCTGGCGCTGACGCAGAACACCTTATTCCTGAAAAACCGAAAGGGCGAGGTGCTGCGGGTATTTGTCAACGCGGAGATCACCTGCGAGACGCAGGACAACACGCGGCAGCAGGCGCTGATCTGCGCGGTGCCGTGGGCTGAGACCGGGAGCGCGGAGGGCGCACAGATACTGATACGGCAGGGCGACGCCCTGTGGACCGTAGCAAAAAATTGACGGACGAAAGGAGCGAGGGACGATATGGCAGGTTATACGAACCCCGGATGGAACAACGATGCGCCGCCTGCACTGAACGCGGAGAACCTGAACGCGCTGTGCAACGAGGTGGAGGAACTGAGCGGCGCTGTGCCGGAAAAGCAGGACATAACGGACAAACTGACGCTGACGCTGGCGGCGGCAAGCTGGACAGGGAGCGCAAGCCCCTACACCCAGGGCGTGACCATCACAGGCGGAACGGCCACCAGTCAGGCGGACATTCAGGCAGACGCAACGGCGATACAGCAGATGCTGGACGACGGCACCAACGCTATCTACATCGCCAACAACAACGGGACATTCACCGCCTACGCTGTTGGCGAGAAGCCCACCGCTAACCTGAGTGTGCAGGTGACGGTGTACGACGTGAAGGAGGTAGTTTAACGATGGTTATTATCGGTAAATCGCAAATAGCGGGGGGGGGTACTGCTAAACGGTTAGAGTTTGAGTACACCGGAACGTACAACGAACGGTTGGAAGATGGCGTGGTGGAGTTGCTGACAAGTGGCGTGCTGAAGTTCAAGAAGGAAGCGGCCATTGATGCCTTTTTAGTTGGAGGGGGTTCTTCTGGACGGTCAGGGGCGAGGGCCACTTCTGGTCCCATTGCTGGTGGAATTGGCGGAAGTGGGGGAACTACCAAAACTCTATTGAACATCATACCAAGAGTAAACACAGAGTATCCTATCGTTATCGGTGCTGGTGGCGCTGCAACTTACACACCCGACCATGGCGGTCTCAGCGCAAATCCCGGAGGAGATACTGTCGCTTTCGGCTCTACTGCTGCTGGCGGAACGGTGACTTCGGGAGGTTCAGGAGGAGGTGCTGGCGCGAGGGTAGCAAAAGCGGCAAACGGCGGTTCGGACGGTGCTGATGGGGGTAGTTCCTCCTCAGGTTCCTCCTCAGATAAAGGCGGTACTGGTCAGGGCACCACAACGCGAGAATTTGGCGAAGCCACTGGCAAACTGTATTCTGGCGCTGGCGGAGGCGGGGATGGTTATTCGGGTAGTTATTACGGGAGTGTTGGTTTAGGGGGAGAGGGGGGAGGAGGAAACGGTGCACCCAGGTCTGGTTCAGGCTCTAATGGAACTGATAACCTCGGCGGGGGTGGTGGAGGCGCTGGAGGTTCAGAAATTTATTCAGGACGCTTTTCTTATTCAGGGGCTGGCGGCTCTGGCATCGTGTGCATAAGGCTACACAAAGAATAAACACGGCCTCCGTTTCGGAGGTCGGGAACGGAGGTTTATATGGCAATTACAGGCAGAGCGGTGACAGCAGGGGGAGGCGGAATTGCCAATCGGCTGGATTTCACCTACACGGGCGGTACATTCAATGAGCGTACCGCAGACGGTGTAGTGGAGTTTTTGGAAACCGGTATCCTTACGATGAAAAAGGATACGTATGTGGATGTATTCATGGTTGGCGGTGGTGCCGGTGGTGTGACTGTTGTATTATCCAACAGCGGCGGAACCGGTGGAAGCGGTGGATGCACAAGAACTATCGTAAATGCTTTGCTGCGAAAAGGGGTGGCATACCAAGTTGTTATTGGTGCCGGGGGCACCGGAGGCGGCAACTCCGGCGGTGAGACTTCGGCTTTTGGATATACGGTTTCAGGTGGAACTGTTGCCGCCGGGGGTTCTGGAGGCGGAAAAGGAGGCGTCGCCGCAACCGGGCAGGTGAACGCCGGAAATGGCGGGTCAAACGGATCGGATGGTGGGAGTGTCGGATCTCCGACAACCGGAAGCCCCGGAAAAGGACAAGGCGCTACCACGCGAGAATTTGGCGAAGCAACCGGTAAGCTGTATGCCGGCGGCGGTGGCGGCGGCGCGGGAAAATACGGAGACATTGGAACTTCGGGAGCTGGTGGTGAAGGGGGCGGCGCAAAAGGTAATTCTACAACTGACGCTACGGCCAATACCGGCGGCGGAGGAGGTGGCGGAAAAGGATATTATGATAGTTCCAGTCCCGGCGGTCAAGGAACTGCGGGCGGCAGCGGTATCGTGTGTATCCGCCTGCACCAAGACGACCCCACTGAGAACGTGCTGAGTGGAACGTGGAAGTTTAATGACACACTTACCATGCCAAGCGCTTTGTTTACAGAGAACTTCGATTATGACGGGACATTTGCCTATGCTGGTTCCAACTTTTATACCGTGATGGGCGCAAGAGCATTCTCTACCACAACCGATCTGTGCTTTGGGCATAACTCCGGTGATTTGTCGACAAATTATGTACAGGTATATGACTTTACACATAACATGTGGAGGCAAGCAACAGCAAAAACCATAAAATTCTGGAACCGCTATCAGGTGGTTTCCCCGGAGTTCTACGCATGGTTCACCGCAAACGCCACCAAGATTTCGGATTAAGGAGCGTGATTAAGTGAGATACGCATTGGTTGAAAACGGTGTTGTTACAAACATCATCGAAATGGACAAGCGGAACGAGCAGTTCTTTCCCTCCGCCGTGTACACCGGTGACAGGCCGGTGGGCATGGGCGACACGTACACGGAGGGCAAGTTCTACCGCGACGGCAAAGAGGTGCTGACGGCACTGGAGGAGGCCAACAACGAGATAGACAGCCTGACGCAGCAGCTGGGCGAGGCTGTGGAAACCATCTATCAGGCGGATATGGAGGTTATCGGATGAGCATGATTATCGGTAAAGCGTTAATTGCGGGGGGGGGGTACTGCTAAACGGTTAGAGTTTGAGTACACCGGAACGTACAACGAACGGCTGGATGACGGGGTTGTGGAGCTGCTGACAAGTGGTGTGCTGAAGGTCACTAAGGACACGTATATCGATGCGTTCCTTGTGGGAGGCGGAGGCGCCGGGTCTGGAGCCAGTGATGGATTTAATTCAAGTTATAATGGCGGTGGAGGTGGAGCTGGTGGCTTTACAAAGACCATCACAAAAGCGCTGCTTCAAGCAAATGTCGAGTATTCCGTTGTAATCGGTGCGGGCGGAATTGCATTATCCGGAAAAAACGCCTATGGAAAAGTTGGCCCCGCTGGAGGGAATACAGTTGCTTTTGGTTATACAGCAGAGGGCGGAAAATCTGCGTCCTCCAGGCTAAACGGGGGTAACGGCGGTTCTGGTGGAGGCGTAGCTGGCACCAAAGGCTCTACTTCTACAGACTCCGAACCCGGCGACGGAGCCAGTGACGGGAATAACGCGCTTACAATCGGTTCGAGGAATGGCGGTACCGGTCAGGGCACAACTACTCGTGAGTTCGGGGAAGCAACCGGCAAACTGTACGCCGGTGGCGGCGCAGGGTCAAGGGGTTCCAACTCTTCAACCCACGCCTCTGGCGGTGAAGGGGGAGGGGGAACACAGGGTATATCTGGCAAAGCTAACACTGGTAGCGGTGGTGGTGGTGGGACGATAGCAGTTTCGAATAATGAATATGTGTCTTACCCCGGCTCCGGCGGCTCGGGCATCGTGTGCATCCGGCTGCACAAGGAAGCGTAACAACAAACTGAAAGGAGAACGACTATGTACAACATTATGACGAAGCTCATCAACAAGCGGTTCTACAAGACCCGTGAGGAGGCACAGCAGAAGTGCGACGTGTTTTTCGCCGTGGGGCGCATCACGGACGAGCAGTACACGGAGCTGTGTGCGCTGATCGAGAGCGTGTACGGCGAGACCGAAGCAAAGTAAGAGACAACCGCACAAACAAATACTCGCGGCAATGGGGCCGCGGCAGAAAGCCGAATGGGGCTGCGCCGGTGGAGAACACCGGCTGCAGTCCCATTTTGTTTTACACAAACAGGACAGGCGCATTGACGCCGGAAAGGAAGAAGAATATGGATTTTGCATCTTTGGGCATTGCGAGTGTGGCGGCGATCACCGTCGTGTGCTACCTCATCGGCATGGCTGTTAAGGCCAGCGGGCTGAACGACAAGTGGATCCCGGTCATCATGGGCGTGTGCGGCCTTGTGCTGGGCGTGGTGGGTATGTTTATCATCCCCGACTATCCCGCGCAGGACTACATCACCAGCGCGGCTGTGGGTATCGTCAGCGGTCTGGCGGCGACCGGCGTTAATCAGGTGTTTAAGCAGATGAAGTCGACTAACGATGAGGAGGCCATATGAGCACCGTTAGTAAGGTCATCAAGATCGCGGCGGCAGAAATCGGATACCCGGAAAAAGCCACCAACAGCAATCTTGACAGCCCGACGCAGAACGCCGGGTACAACAACTACACCAAGTATGCGCGAGACATTGACGCTATCCCACATTTTTACAACGGGCCGAAGCAGGGCTACCCGTGGTGCACGGTTTCCCTTGCCTGGTGGTTTATCAAGGCATTCGACGTTGACGAGGCGAAACGGTTGCTCCTTCTGCCGGAGGACTCGCTGGGTGCCGGTGTGTATTACCTCAAGCGGTACTTCCGTGACGCTGGGCAGCTTGGCACGACGCCAAAGGTAGGCGCTCTGGTATTCTTTGGGGATGAGCATACCGGCATTGTCACAGCCGTGAATGGTGGGGGATTCAGTACCATTGAAGGGAACACCTCCAAAGCAAAGGGCGTGGTCGCAAACGGCGGCAGCGTGTGCGCCAAGTCGTACAGCACGGTAAAATCCAGTTGGACGTTTGGCTATCCGGCCTACACGGAAGTGGACGAGGACAAGCCGAAGGTGTATCTTTCCCCCGCTATGCACCGCCAGAACGAGTGCTGCTATCCTCGCGAGGATGGGCAGCAGTGCTACGAGGCGCTGGAGAACAATGAGTACATCGACATCCTGGAGCTGATCCTGAACCGCTGCGGCATTGACACTTTGCGTGGGTATCGCCGAACCCCGATGGACGGCGAGGACGGCGAACAGATCATGTACAACAACATCAACGCCGGGAACGCATGGAAACCGGATGTATACTATGTGTCGCACACCAACGCCAGCACCAACGGAAAAACCGGCAGCGGAACGGCCAAGGGCTTTTCCTCTATGTACTATCCCGGAAGCAGCAACGGCAAAAAGCTGGCGGAGTTGATGGTACAGCACAGATCGGAGATCTATCCGTATAGCTGCAAGACTGTGGCAAGGAGCGACCTGCACGAGCTGTCGGACACCGACGCCCCCGCTGTGTACCAGGAGCACGTTTTCCACGACAACCCGGAGGACGCCAAGTGGTTCCACGAACACATGAAGGAGTGCGCAGAAGCCGACGCAAAGGCTTTGTGCGAATATCTCAATATTGCGTATGTGGACGAGCCAAAAACCGAGCCTGAAAAAAACATCCTGTATCGGGTGCAGGTGGGCGCGTTCCGGGTCAAGGCTAACGCCGAGGCGCAGTTGGAGAAATTGAAGGCGGCGGGCTTTGACGGCTTTATTGTGGAAGTCGAAAAGTGAAATGACCTCGGAGCGCATAAGGCAATAGTCAAAAAACGACCGGGGAAACAAAAATAAGCCCCCTGCGGCGCACAGAGCGTCACAGGGGGCTTTCTACTTTAACAGGAGGGTAGTTTGACGGGTAAAAAAGAAACGCCGCAGAGGGCGTTTACGGGCGAAACAGAAAGATGCCTCCCGCCGGGAGTGAAGGGGGGTAACACTCGGCGGCGGGAGGGCTTGAAAAGTGGGAGACGCAGCCTGTGTGTAAAGGGAGGGCTGTATCACATTTACTGTAGCACAAACGGGCGGGCGCGTCAATGGCGGGCGACAAATCTTTACACATTTTGCACCCTCCCGGCCAAAATGTTGGCGTTGATGTCCGCCTGACGCTCACGGGCTTCGAGAACGAGGGCGGCGGAGCGCTTTCCGGTGCGGGAAAGCAGACGGCCTGAATAGCGCTGGGTAACGTTGGGATTGGTGTGACCCAGCTTGGACTGAAGCTCCTCCTGCTTCATACCGGCGTTGAGGTCGATGCGGGCGCCTACATGGCGCAGGTCGTGGCTGCGGATGTCGGGAACGCCGGTGACTGCCCTGACGTGGGATTCCACAAGGGTGGAGAGCCACTGGCGGGAGCCGCGCTGCCACTCGCGGTTCTCATCGCCGGTGCGGGGACCGAAGGAACCCTTTGGCGCGGTATTGCCGAACAGGGGTGCTGTGTCGGGAAGGTCCTTCGGCCGGATGCCGCTGGCCAGATAGATACGGACGGCGGACTGGGCGATGTCGGGAAATTCGATGCGGCGGAACTTGCTGCCCTTGCCGCTCTCGACGGAGAGCTCGCCGTCCTCCCAGTGGAGATCCGCCGGGGTGAGGTCCAGAAGCTCGGCGTTGCGGAGCTCGGTGGTCAGAAGCATGATGACGATGGCGTAATTTCGGGGCCATGTTTTCGCCTTGGCGGTGGCGGGCTTGTCGTTGCGCCAAAGCTTCATCACCTGCTGGTCGGTGAGAAGCACATCATAGGGACGGCGGGCGGTCTTGCGGGTGTCGGGCGTCAGGCGGCGGGAGACAGGATTGTTGGCGTACCAGCCGCCGCACTCGGGGTCGCTGGCGTAGTCGAAAAAGGTGCGGAGCCGGTTGACGTAGAGGGCGACGGTGTAGTTGCTGCAGCCGCTGTCGATCAGGTTGTCGCGCCACAAAAGGATGGTGGCGTAGGATGGGTCGGCGTAATTCTCTTTGGACTCGATGAAGAAGTTGACGAAGTTCTCCAGCGTGGCGGTGTACGCCTCGACGGTTCGGGGGGAAGCGCCGGTGGCGGCGCAGTTTTTGATGTAGGAATCTGTTGCGGCACAAAGCTTGCGCTCGGCGGCAGAGCTGCGGGGCACAGGTCATTCCTCCTTCCTGTTGGGTTCGCGGGGCTCTAAAATCTCCACGGTGTCGGGGAGCAGGAGGCGGGCGGCGGACTCGCTTTCGGCGGTGATGAGCATGGTCATAATCTCGCCGTCCCGCTTGCGGCGGACGGTGAAGGGGTATTCGCGCTTTATCACGTTGGTGACGAGCATGGGGTCATTCCTCCTTCTGCATACCGTCCACGCCAAAGGTGAAACGGACGATATTGGGGATCACATCGCTGTCGGCGACAATGAACGTGTCGCAGAATGTGAACAGGGAAGCGATAGCAGTCTTGGTTCTGTCCAGACCGATAAACGGCGTGTGGAGCACGACGGAGACTGTGGCGGTTTCGCTTTCGGGTTTGGGATCGTTGCAGTCTACGGTGAAGTCGGGGCGCAGGGTGAGGGCCGCTTCCTTGAGGGAGATGTACTGCTTGAGTTTAGCTGGATTGATAGACATGGTGGTCTCCTCCTTACAGAATTTTGTCATAGTATAGTCTACCGGCAAATGCGGATTTTGTGCAAGGGATTTGAAGAAATTTTCAGAATTTAGCCGCGGCGGAGTGTGGGGACAATATCGGCGATGATGCCGGCGGCCTCGGATGCCTCGGCGGTGGTGTTGTACCAGTCAAAGGAGAAGCGGATGGTCTCCAGTGCCTGCTGCTCGGTAAGACCGCTGGACATGAGATTGGCGGAGGCGGCGTTGTCACCGCTGGAACAGGCGGAGCCGGTAGACACCATGACGCCGTTTTCGCTGAGGGCGGCGGCGAGGGCCGCGCCGTAGACGCCGGGGAAGCGGATGGAGAGGATGTGCTCGGCAAACCGGCGGTGGCCGTCGTTAAAATTCACGATGTGGTCTACGCCCAGCTGGGCCAGGTCGAAGATGAGTTGGTCACGGACTTTATGGATATGTATGGCGTTGTCGGCCATGTTTTTGGTGTGCCACGCGAGGGCAGCAGCCATAGCGCTGGCGAGAGGGACGGAGGCCGTGCCGCCGCGCATACCGCGCTCCTGTGCGCCGCCGTGGAGCAGGGGGTTAATGGGACACCCCTGACGGACGATCAACGCGCCTATGCCCTTGGGAGCGCCGAATTTGTGGCCTCCAAAGGCCATGTAGTCCGCGCCGAGAGCGTGGAAGTCGATAGGGATGTGTGCGACGGCGGCGGTGGCGTCAAGGGCACAAGAGACTTTATAATAACTGCGCCATTCGGCTACCTCAAAAATATTCCCTGTTTCGTTGTTGACGAGCGATACAACTACCGTTTGGTTGGGGCGCAGCTCGCGCAAAGATTGGTAATTTTGGATTGCCGCGCTGACGGCATGGTGCAGGGTTTCATCATAGACGGCGGCATCTCCTTTTGCGTGAATACACTTGACCATCCAGTTGCAGCTTTCCGTGGCGCCGGAGGTGAAATACACCTCGTTGGGGGAGCAATTGAGGCACCGGGCGATGGTGGCGCGGGCTTTCTCCAGCGCGGCTTTTGCCTCACGCCCTGCGGCGTGGCTGCTGGACGGATTCCCCTCCGGCGCGGCGTGCATGGCGTCCCACGCGCAGGGCAGCACAGGCGTGGTAGCGGCATTGTCGAAGTAGATCATTTCAGGTTTCTCCTTTTCGTAAGAAATTTCGCAAAGTGTGTCTTGGGTTATTTGTTGTTCTTTTGCAAAGCGTGTTATGTTTTTCTCCGGCTGTGTTTGCATATTTGCCGATATTCAAAACGTAACGGAAATATAGTTTACAAAACAAGCCGGAGGGCGGTGTGCCGTCCGGCTCGTAATGTGGGATATTTTGTATGGCTGCGGATGGCGCGTCAGCTGTTGACGGCATCCTTGAGCTGCTTGGCGGGCTTGAAGATGGCCACGCGCTTAGCGGGGACGGTGATGGCCTCGCCGGTAGCGGGGTTCTTGCCGGGGTGCGCGTCGCGGACCTTGCTGGTGAAGATGCCGAAGCCGGAGATATTCACGCTGTCGCCGGAGCGCATGACGCCGGTAAGGGTGTTGGCAGCGGCGGCGATCACGCGCTCGACGTCGGACTTCTTCATGTCGGTCGCTGCTGCCAGAGTGGAAATAAACTCGCTCTTGGTCATGGAATGTGCCTCCTTTCTGTTGTAGATTTTAGACTGAAACGTTTTATCGCCTTGCGGCTGGTGGGGGATCGGGGACTTGAACCCGGAACCGGGCCGTTATGAGCGGCCTGCTCTGCCGATTGAGCTAACCCCCCAGGGGGTTGGGCGGCGGGTTGCCCAGACCGCGCCGCCCGGAAGGAGAAATCGCTTGGCCTGCCTGTATTCCAACAGGAGCCGGGGAAAATGAACAAAACCCGGTGCTGCTTCTTACGGCCGCAGCATTTATAAAGGAGGTCCTATCTGGACCGCGGACGCCTGTCGCGTCCGGTGGAGCAGGAGGCGGGAGTCGAACCCGCAAGGCTTGCCGGCGCACGGAAAAGATGACATGAACATTTGAGGTGTTGATGTGTCCGAACAACAGCAGCAGAAAGGAGATTTCTGTGTGTGCCGTGCAAGCGCCCCAATGGCGCTCCTGCGTAGAGAGTGGGGAGGACGGGCTGGGGGATGCCCGCCTCCCCGATGAGGTGGGGTAGGGCGCAGCCGGAGTCGAACCGGCGTTTCCCTGCGGTCACACAGGGCGTTCTGCCGTTGAACTATGCGCCCGTAGTCGGGAGGAGGAAAGGGGGATGACCTCCTCCCGATGAGGTATGGGGCGTTCCTTCGTTCGCTGTCACGCCCAAATCGTGCTACCGGCTGGTTCGACCCGGCGACACCGCTGCCAGATGCGGAGGTTTCATTCCTGACGGGGGAAGTCATCCATCAGGCGGGCATGGAGCAGCGTAGCGGATTTGAACCGCCACTCCCAGCTTGGAAGGCTGGTGTGCTGACCGTTGAACACTAACGCTGCAAATTTTGCGGGGACACAGTTGGCGGGGTGCCGGTGCGGCTGGCTACTGACCTACACGGCGGCCTTGTCCAAAGACAGCCGCCACCACGCCGCTTCCACATCTACAGGTTTCGCCTCGGATTTTCGCCGCACACGCCGGCACCCGAACCAACCACGGAACTTTTCAGCCCTGCGCCGGTACGTCGGTCGCATCCGTTCATCTTTACAAAGCCGGTGCCAGCCAATACATAAATTACTTCGTCCTGCCGCTTTCGTACAGCGCACAGGAAAGACCACTTCCGCAGGCTTACGCTCCGTGCGGCTGCGAGGCAAGAGGTCACGCCTATGGTGCAGACGGTTGGACTCGAACCAACGACATACCTCCTGGCGCGGTGCTCTACCGACTGAGCTACGTCTGCATTGAGGGGGGGTGCTCGTCTTTCCGAGCCGCCAGATCTTTTCCGTGCCTCGCTTTTGCCAGCAGATCACAGGCGCAATTGCAACATCGAGGCTTGAGGGGCTTACTTCAGGACTTCGCATCACCCATACGGCTGTTCCGCTAAAACGCTCGTCACTCGCGGTGTCCACGTAGAATTGGAGGTATCGGTGGGGATCGGACCCACGACCTGCTCATTACGAATGAGCTGCTCTGCCAGCTGAGCTACGACACCGGATCCCCACCTTGTTTACGTCCTGGTGGGCGAGCTGACGTGCGGCAGAGGGGCTTGCGCCCCCGTGACCGCGTTCCTGCCAGAATTGCGCTGGGGACACCGGAAGAATGGATGTAATACCGGTGCAGCCTTTCTTACGGAAGGGCTTATATAATTCGGGGGGTACACCGAAGCCGTCGGGGAAGGGGTCTCCCCTTCGGCAATTTTAAGTATGCGCCCCGTGTCAAGGGAACTTCTGAAAGTTTTTGAAAAAATTTTCAGGTGTTGAAGGACTCGCGGATTTTGTAGAGGCCGAGGTCAAATTCAGCGGTGTAGTAGCGGCCCTCCGGGTGGATGTAAACGACTGCTCCGGTGGCCTTGCGGTCTGTGGCCTCGATGCGGCGGGTGACGGTATCGCCAAGGTGGATGTTGGAGGGGATCATGGGGAAGACTCCTTTCTTGTGTTTCTATGATGGAGTATAGGCACCGTGTCAAGGGAAGCGGGCAAAAAAATATTCCGGTCGGTTGACCGGAGAGTCGGCATAGGGTAAAATGCTCCTGAAGAAAGGGTGGTGGTTTTGTGGGGAAGTATAGACCGTTTTCGTTTGGGTCGAGAGTGAAGAAACGACCGGAACGGCCAGAAAGTACGTCTGGTGTAAAATGTGAGCGCAGATGGAGATGCGGTGAATGTAAGAACCGGGACATTTGCGGACTGTATGGGAAGTCGGACGATCTTGCTTGTTACGAGATAGTGCAGAAGAAATGAACCCCGCACGGCTGATGCCGCGCGGGGTTTTGTTATTTACTCCATTTTCGACCGCAGGAGAGGCAAACAAACTGGATGTTGTTTGCACCGATTGCGCCGCCCAACAGACCGACAGGGCCAAGTAGCATACCGCCAACGGCAGCCTTGCCGATACCGAAGCCTTTTTTGACAGTTTGGATGTTGGGTTTTCCGCAAAACGGGCATACGCCAGAAGCGGCGTTTCCGTAACGAGGAGAGGGCACAGCTATACGTTTGGATGGAACGTTTGTTAGATCCGTTCTGGCCAAAGCCTCCGCATGACATTGAGGGCAAATCAACGTTTCGTTCAGCGTGTAGCTTTCCTGGCTGTTCCGAGAGACAAAGGAAAACGGCTTTTCGATGGTGCAGCCGCATTTACACCGGATGTAGACCTTTCCGGCGTGTATGCGGTCGATGCAAAACTGGCGGTCAACGCTGCCTGCCTGTTCTGCATTGCTCTCGGTTTGCCGGTGAGGCTGTTCTCTGATCGGATAACCGCAATGTGGACAGACGTCTGCCTTGTCGCTGACTTGACCGTGACATTCCGGGCAGGTAATCAATGCCATAATGTTGTTCCCCTTTCGATTTTAATGTATCATTATTCCCCGTCGAAAACGGAGAAAATGGTCTGCATGATTTTGTGGATCTCCGGGTCGTCGTAGCGATCCGGGGTGATGACGAGATCGAGAAGGCCAAGTCCGTCCAGGTCGGCGATGTCGTAGGTTTCCTGTTCGCTGTGCTGCGTCACCAGCTCCGCAAGGCGGCGGGGGAAGCCCTGGCGCTCCGCCTAGTCGATGAACTGCGCAGCGGTCATCTGCCGTTCTGGGTCGGAAAGCGCCTCTATGTCCTGCTCGTCCATGACGATGCCGGACAGCTCGGGCGCTGCCCCGGATAGGCGGAGGGCGAGGTCCAGCGCCTGTACGTCGTGGGGCGTGTATGCCTGCTTCTCCGGTGATGCGGCAAAGGCACGGTCCAGGGCGGCGTTGGTGTCCTCGAAACTGTAGGGCAGGATGCTGTGGGCGGCAAAAATAAATTCCTCTCGTGTCATGGGTGGTGGCGGCCTCCTTGCTGTTCTTGTCGTCAGAATAGCACATTCAAGCGGCGATAGCAAGGGCGTTCTGTGGAAATTACGACAAAACAGGAGCGTTTTTGGCGCTCCTGTTCGTTGTTTTATTCCTGCTGTTCGGGGTCGAGGTCAAAGCCGTCATAGGGGGAGTTGAAGAAGTCGGTGCAGCATTTGACGCAATCCTCGTCGAGGCAGAGGTCAGGGTCGGCGGAGTAGGGACACATGATCCACTCCGCCAACTGCTCGGCGGTCATCTCGCGGAAGTGTTCAAGGTTTGTTTTGCGGTGCTGTTCCAGCTGGAAGCCCTGCTGGGATTTGGCATAGGCAGCTGCACAATCGCCGTAGGCGGGGCACTGCGGGACGGCGCAGGGCAGCACGGCCTCCATGCCGGTCATTTTGCAGATGTGGCTCATACGTTGTGTTCCTCCTGTTCCAGCCGTGCTTTCAGTGCGGCGTTTTCAGTGCGTAGGGAATCTATGCAGACGGTCTTGCGGTCGATCTTGCGGGCGAGGCCGTCAAAGGCTTGTGCAAATGCACAAGGGGTCTCGCCGTAGCAGTTGTCGCGGCAGGTCTTTTTGCAGGGGCAGAATTTGTTTTTCATTCCTGTTCCTCCTGTTCGTCGGTGCTATTGGCGATGTGCCTGCGGATGGGCATGATGACTGCGTCGCCGTCCGGGCTGTGGAAATAGACACAGGACAGCTCGCCGGGGCGGCAGGCGGCGGTGCAGCCGGGAAGCGCCTCCAGAATGTTCAGCAGATAAAGGGCGTTGACCATTGGCAGACCGTCGCCCCAGCTGAAGCAGGTGGAGAGCGTGTCCCCTGCGGGGTGGGACTCGGCCTTGTATTTTGCCCGGTCGCTGGCGATCTTGGCGCGTACCTCGGCGGCAGTTGGTAGGTTGAGGGTGACGGTGGCGCCGTCGCTGTTCAGCATCTCCGGTATGGTGTCGTAGACGTGAGGGTCGTTAGGCCGCGGCGCCCATTGCAGCGCGGCGGAGGGCGTGTTCAGGCGCAGGAGGGTGAAGCCGTCCGTGATGTACTGGCGGCCCTGTTCGTCCAGAAACGCGCCGGCGAAATGGGGACGGATCCATCCCTGCTTGGAAACGGAGGCGTTGTACAGGCGCCGCAAGGCGGTGGCACTGGTGCGGCGCTTGTCGTCCCGCTTGTATTGCTGGGCCATGTCGGTACGGATGGCGCGGACCAGGAGTGCCAGCTGGTGGCCGGCGTTGATCTCGCCGTGGGTGTTCGGGTCGATGGCGGGTTCCAGGGCGCAGAAAAAGCGGCGTTCCTGTTCCGGGAGAGAATAGGCGATGGCGTAGAGGTTTTCCAAAAGCTTTTTGGGGGTCATGGTGTGGTGCTCCTTTCGTGTGGTGTTCGCTCACATTCCGGGCAGCGCCATGAGGGCGCTGCCGGAGGTGATGAGCATGGAGGGGTCGGCGATGGTCTTTTCGTAAGACTCGGCACCCTGGAAGTCATCAATGACGGCCTGTTCTTCGGCGGTCATGTCGGCGTAGTGCTTTTTGCCGTAGGTGGGCGGCAGCCAGTTCTTTTTCTGACCGGCGAAAATGTTCAGGCGGTCGATGATGCGGGACGCCTCCGGCTTAAACTTGATGTGGCAGGTGCCCTTTTTGTAGAAGGTGCAGGTGAAATAGGTGAAATCCGCCTTGTTCATTTCGTTCATGTTGGCGATGCGGACGGCGCGATCTATGGGTGTGTGGAAAGTAGTTTCGCCGCGGTCCAGATAGTTCATAGCGCGTTCCAGATCGGAGATCAGGCTGTTCACCCGGTAGCTGTCCAGCTTTTCACGGCCCCAGCTGGCGTGGCAGCCGTTGGAGGGGATGATGACTTTCATACCCACCTTGTGGGCCTTGTTCGTCGCCCAGCCGTTATAGTAATGGATGTTGTTGGCGCACTCCGGGTACCAGGAGTGCTTGGCGGAGAAGGTGTCAAACAGATCAAGGATGGAATCCTCGACGCCGCGGGAGAGCTGGTGGGCAATCTCCCGCATGACGGTTTCGATGTTGTACCGGGAGAAATCGTACTCGGAGAGAGAATTGACCTTGCCGTAATAGTCCTGCTGCATGGCAGAGGTCATTTTGTCGGTGAGCTCCGGACGGCGCAGGAGGTTGCTCCAATACTTGGCGCGGAGACCGAAAAGGTAGCTGTTCAGCATGGTGGCGTTGTTGCCGGTGTTCCTGTTGCCCACCTTGAGGGACAGGAGGGGTTCTCCGTGATCTTTGCCGGGGTCCATGTAGGGACGGAGGGCGGCGAACTCGTTGATAAGCTTTTCGCCCAGGGCGGCCTCGAAGTTGTAGCCATCGATCATGTTCTGCAGCCAGTCGGCGGAGGCAAGGTCTGTGGCCTGTTCGCTGCTTGGGGTGCCCTTTTCGTGGGCGCGGCGGAGGGAGGAAAGAATGTCGCTGGGGATTTCTTTTTTCGGTATGTTCACATAGACCAGCGCGATCTCCACGTCGGTGGGGCGCTGGGCATGGCGGAAGGCGTTTTCAATAAACTCAATGCGGGCGTTGTGTTCGTGCAGCTGCTGCAAAAGAATTTTGCGGCGGTTGGTGTAGGGGTTGCGTATGGTCTCGGCGTTCAGCAGGCAGACGATCTGGCCGCCGCGCTCCATGAGGGAGAGGGCGTGCAAAAGGTGTTCGTCACCGCTGTCGAAAGGCGGATTCATGATGCAGAGGTCGTACTGCTTGAAGCTGCGGAAGGTGAGAAAATCATCGTGGACCACGTGCAGCCCCTTGCCGCGCAGGAGGGCGGCAAGGTCGCTGTCGCGCTCGATGCAGTCTATGTAGGTGTCGTTCTCGTTGAAGGAGATACGGCGGCTGTTCCTGTAGTTGCGGGCGAAAGCGGAAACGGCATCGGCAAGGTCGCCTTTACCGGCGGAGGGTTCGAGGATAGAAAAAACATTTTTCCAGTCCACGCAGGAGAGCATTTTCCCCGCCAGCTTGGAGGGCGTGGGGTAAAAGCCGCTGTTGTCGAAGGACGGCAGGCGGCGGAGATCGGCGGCGCGGCTGTTCGCTGCGGCGGTGGTCACGGCAGCGCTGTGGTCGCTGTACCAGTCGCGGATCTTCTTTTTCGCTCCGGCGATGGTGGAGGCGCGGCCCAGGTAGTCGCCGCGGTCGTCGCCTCCGATGGTGGCGCTGACAATATACTCCGTGTTGCCGTAGTAGGAGCTGGGCTTGATGGTGGCGATCTCGGCGCCGTTGGCGGAAACGGCGATGTGTTCATCTCCATAACGGTTTTTCTTGGTGGCGTAGGTAAACATGGGCGGTGGCCTCCTTGTAGATTTTGGTTTGGTGTTCAGGCGGTGAGGGCGTCGCGCTGGGCGATGAGCGCGGCCAGCTCGGCGGTGTGGATGGTGCGGCGGTGCTGTTCAATACAGTTGTTCGCCGCCTGACAGACGCGCTGTCGCTGTTCGGCGTTGAGGTACGGCGCGGCGGTGCGGAGGGCGGCAGCGGCGGAGAGGAGCTGCTGGCGCTCCTGCTCCGTGGCCGCTGTGCGGGTCTTGATCCGTGTGGGCATGGGGGCTCCTTTCTTCGTCAGGTGCGCCGCCGGGGCGCGGTGCGGTAGGCGGCGCCGTTCTTGGTCTCGCCCCGGTCGATCTTGCCGGTGTTCACAAGAGCGGTGAACATTTCGCGGATCACCTGCTCGGTGATGTCGCCGGTGCAATGGCCGTTCTGGCCGTCCAGACGCTGGACGTGGAATTTGCTGATGACCACGGGCAGGGCGTTGTAGTCGAATTTATAGAGGTTGCGCCGGGGCGTTTTGAACGCTTCCAGCAGGGCATCGTTGATGTCGCCGCGCTTGCTGTTCAGATACTCCCGGTACTGCTGCGCCGTCCAGTTGTAGGCGGTCTCGTAGATGTCGGTGGCGTAGTGCCGGAAGGTGCAGCCGTGTTCCAGCGCGGCGGAAACGGCGGGGATCAATTCCTCGGTGACGTAGCCGCTGACCTCCTGCGGGTGGATATAAAGGGAGCTGTTCCCGTTGGCGACGGTGGCGCCGCTGCCGTTCCGGTACGGCTCTTTGATGGTCCAGCCCTCGGCGGCGAACAGACCCAGAATGTCGCTGTAGAAATTCTCGGTCTTGTCCTGGTCCATTCCCTTGCCCCATACATAACCGGAGTTCAGACGGAAATAGACGTGCTTATAAGGGGTATCGTCGCGCTGTTCGCTGTTTTCCTGGCGGCGCTGTTCGGCGTAGGCTTCCAGTTCGTCCAGGCTGTGGCGGATGGCGGAAATGGCGTTGGTAGCGGTGTCGCTGGTGGGGTCGCCGGTGATAACGTCTTTCAAAACGGCGGCATTGGCGGCGATGGCGTCGCAGTGGGTGCGGACAATGGCTGCCTCCGGGATGGGATTCTTGATGGTGGACATGGTGATTTCTCCTTTCGTTGTTCAGATGATGGCGTTTTCTCGGAACTCGCGGACCAGACCATAGCGGCGGGCCAGCTGTTCAAGGTGTCGCTGTTCGGCAGCGATGGCCGCCCACGGTTTGGAACGGTCGGGAAAGTCGGCTTGCCATTGGATGGCCTGGGCGCGGGCGGCAGCCTTGCCGCGCTGGTAGGTGTTCATTTTGTGGGCTCCTTTCCGGGGCGGCGCTGGGCCGCCCCTGTTCGGGTTAGTCGGGCTGTTCGGTCACGGGGTGTTCCCATGTGCTGTTGTGGTGAAAGACGAAATACAGGTGTTCACCGTAGTTCTCGATGGTGTCCGGGGTGCGGGTCAGGCCGTGGCGGGCGGCGGTGTCGATCACGCCCTGGCGCAGGGCGCGAAGGTCGCGGAAATAGTTTCTGTACGCGACGTCGAATTTCATCAGCAGGATCACCTGCTCCATGTGGTCATAAAATCCATCGAGATCAAATTCCACCTTGACGGCGCCGGGGAGGGTCAGCAGGTCGCGCTGCAGCGCGGCGCACTGTTCAGAGATGCCGAAGCGGGCGGCGGTGGCGGCGGTGCGGTCGTTCATGTTAAATTTCCCTTTCGTATTCAAATTTTCGTTGGGCTTGGCGGCGTATTCCTTACCGGAACATCCGGGAAGAATCAAAATATACGGCCTGCCCGCTGGGGGTAACTTGTGCGGCTGTGTAATGAAAGGCGCTGCGAGCGATACCGGCCAGATACCGACGCGGACCCAGCAAAGAAACGGCCTTCTCGCGGGTAATCGGCTTGCTGTCCAGCGTGTATTTCGTTTTGCTCTTCTTGAACGCCTCTTCGATCTGGCGGAAGTCGCGTTCCGTGTGGCCCCACTCCAGAAGCATTTTCTTGTCGGCTGCGGTCAGTTCCATGATGTTTTCCTTTCTGCCCTCGTGACCTCCGGGGCGGGCTGTTCGTGGTGGGGATGTGGATTTTTTAGTCGGGCTGTTCGGGATTTTCGCCGCGCTTCCAGCGCCGGAACACCGCCAGGGAGTTTGCCTCGTCGCGGCGGCTGAGCTCTTGCAGGAAAAACCGGGCCACGTACAACTTTTCCGCGTCGGTGGGGCTGATGGCGAAAACAGCACGTTCAATCTGTTCATCCGTGAGCATTTGCACCGATTCCAGAATGTCGGCGAAGTCCTGACGGGCCTGTTCCTGCTCCTGCTGTGCCTGTTCATCCTTGCGGCGCTTGTATTCTTCCAGCCAGGGCGCGGGCATGACGGAGACAACGCGCCCGCCCTCGGTGTACTGTTCCAGCAGGTCGGCCACGGCGACGATGGCCGCGCCGGTCTCCTTGTCCTCGTCGGTGGGCTTGCCGTTGCCAAAGTTGCCCTTGTCGCGCAGGAACGCGCCAAAGCTGCGAATGTGAGCGATGAGTCCGCCGTCGTTGTCGCCCAGGTCATAGCGGCCTTTATATGTGTCCTGCTCGCCGTTTTCGTCGGTGTATTCGATCAAAAAACTGGTTTTGTCATAGCCGCGTTCCTGGTCGGCGGAAATTTCTTCGTCCAGCGTCTTGAAAATGATCTCGGCGGCGGCGACGGAGAATTTCATACCATCGTCAAAAGCGTCGTTTTCGCTCCATTCCACGGTGACGACCGGGGCGCCGTCCTTGATGGGGTGTGCGGCGGCGGTCTGTTCGATGAAAGCGCGGTTTTCGTTGCGGGTGCGGATGGCCTTTTCCCGGCGTTCCAGCTGCTCGGCGTGTTCACGCGCCAGCCGCGCCGACTCGGCGGCGGTGTTCATCTCGTGGACGGCTTCCACGTCGGCGGCGGTGGGGTGGCCCTTGGGCAGGGTGGCCAGCTCGGCGGCG